CGAAATAATGGTAGTATAGATACTTTTAGTATTCAACCAATAGATAAACGCCCTTATGGTGCAAAGTATGTTTTACACGAAACGAAAGAACAGCTTGGAGAAGAAACAGGATATTATGAAATGCCTGCTCATATGGCACAATGGCGTACGTTATCCGGCTCAGATTGGGGCTTTTCACCTGCTATGATAGCCATTTGGGATGTTTTGAATATAAATGAAATGAATGAAATGATTTTAGCTGTTGGTGCTAAAGTCTTAGATCCTGCTTTAATGACTACAAATAAGGGTGTTTATGGAGATATTGACTTATCTTCTGGTGGTTTAACAGTTGTATCGGATATGAACGCAATGCAAGCTTTTGAATCAAAAGCGCGCTTTGATGTATCTCAGATGAATAAAGCGGATTTAAAACAGTCAATCCGCGAGACTTTTTATTGGGATCAACTACAATTAAAAGATTCTCCAGCTATGACAGCATATGAAGTTCAACAACGAATCCAACTAATGCAGCGACTTATTGGCCCGACTTATGGGCGTTTACAGTCTCATTATCTTGATCCACTACTTGAACGACGATTCAAGATATTATATCGTTATAAGAAACTACCACCTATGCCTGGAATAGTACAAGATGAAGGTGGAGATTTAATCATTAATTATATCGGGCCACTTGCATCCGCACAACGTATGGAAGAAATACGTGTTATTGAGTCTGTTCTACGCGGGGTAGGAGAACTTGAGAGCGTGTATCCAGGTGTAACAGATAATATTGACGCAGATGTATCTGTACGCGAGTTAGTAACTGCACAGGGTGCGCCTGCACAAATGCTAAAATCAACAGATGCAGTTAAAGATATTCGTGATAAGAGAGAAGCGCAGCAACAGGAAATGATGGAGCTAGAAAAAGCTAAACTCGCGAAAGAAGGACAGGCTGAAAATGCAAAATAAAATTCAAATAGAAGATTTCCAAGATTTGAAAAAAGCATTTAGTTCTCCTATAGGGGAAAAGGCTTTAAAGATATTAAATCGTTTATTTTATTCTACCATTAGTTATAAAGCAGGCGATAGTCACGGAACAGCATTTAATGAAGGACATAGAGATGTAATGCAGTTTATTAATAATTGTGTGGCGTTCGACAGCGAACACCAAGACAGCACGAAGGAGAAGAAAACATGAGAAAATTTAAGATGAATCCACTTATCTGTATGAAAGATAGTGACGAAGGCGATAAAGGCGGTAGTGGAGAATGGCAACAGCAACTGCCAGAAAATGTACAATCTTGGGATGAAGTGACGAAGGCAGATTCTTCAGAGAAATTTTGGAATCAAATGACAGATATGCGCAGTCATTTAGGTCAATCTATCCGTATACCAAGTAAGGAAGCAGGCGAGGAAGATTGGAATACCTTTCACGGAAAACTGAAAGAAGCCGTACCGACCTTGATTAATAAACCCGATTTAACAGATGCAGATCAAGCCTCTCAATTTTACGGTAGTTTAGGTCGACCTGAAAATCCTGTTGATTATAATATGCCAGAGTTTGATACAGATGTAGAACTGGATATGTCGAAAGCAGAGTCTTTTCGCGAGATTGCTCACACCATCGGTTTAAATCAACAGCAGTTTAATGATATTGTAAAATCAGAAACAAAAGCAAATCTCGAAAATCACGCTTCTACTCAAGAGAAGATGAAAGCAGATCAGGAAGCATTACAGAAAGATTGGGGCTTTGCTTATGATAAGAATAATGGTATTGTCAAGAATTTCTTAAGTCAAGCTGGTGCGCCAGAGGGAGTTAAGAAAATATTTGAATCAGGTGTAATGGATTCTGTATCTCGCAAATGGTTTTTAGATTTAGCAACTAAAATGGGAGGAGAAGATAATAATTTTTCAATTGATCGAAACGCCTCAACAGGTAAGTTTACTCCTGATGAAGCTACTAAACGGATTTCAGAAATTATGAATAACAAGCAACACCCTTACTGGAATTCACGTGATATGGCACATGATGCAGCGAAACGTGAAATGAGAGAATTGTATGAAATGAAGTTGGGTGCGAAAGCCACCGCATTAGCTCCAGGTGCTCCTGGAGCAAGTTAAGGTCTGTTCGCTAACGAACAGGTAGCCAAGTGATAAAATTAAATGAATTTAAACTAGGAGAATTAAAGAATGACGATTACAATTGATAATGCTTTTGTTGAAAATTACAAGGGTATAGTAACTCACTTGGCTCAGCAGAAAGAAAATAAACTGCGCAAGTTTGTTACAGAAGTGGATAGCAAAGGTGAGTCTTATAATTTTGATATTCTTGCAGCTACTGAAGCTTTGACAAAGAGTGGTCGCAGGGTAACTACTGAATATGTTGATGATATGTGGTCAAGACGTGTTGCTCAGCCTGGAACATATACCCACACTATGACTGTGGAACATGAGGATAAAGTCCAAATGTTGATTAATCCCGATAATGCTTACGCAGAAAATCAGGCAATGGCAATGGCTCGTAAATGGGATGATATTATCATTGCTGCTGCAACAAGTACGGCTTTGGATGGTGATGGTGCAGCGAATAGTTTTCCAGGTGGCCAGGTAGTTTCAGATGGCTCAGTGAAGATTTCTTTCGATTTGATTACTCAAGTTATCGAGACTTTCCTTGCCAATGAGATTGATATGGATGTACCAAAAGTTTTTGTTATCGGGCCTACTCAGGTTCGTGCGCTATTGAATTTAACACAGCAGACTTCTGCTGATTATGTTAATCGCGAAGCACTGCAAAAATTAAATGCAACTGGTATCGTGTCTAATTGGATGGGCTTTACTTGGCTCATGAGTAATCGCTTACTTGCTCCTGATACCGGTGAAGTTGGATGTTTGGCATTTACCAAACGGGCTATTGGTCTTGCTGTGAATCAGAATATGTTTACACGTATTGGAGAGAATCCTGCTATGTCTTATTTGATTCAGATTTTCGCTCAGTTTACTGCTGGTGCGGTAAGAGTTGAAGATGAACAAATTGTGCATTTAAGAATTTTGGATTCAGCAGCTTAAGCCATAACCGAGGGGTTCGATACCGAACCCCTCACTTTAATAAGGAGATTGTACGATGAAAAAATGTGGCGCACACAGACTTGACCAAAAGAGAATCACAAACATGCAAAAAGATGGTCTTAGTGCTGAGAAAATTAGTGATGTTCTAGAAATTGAAATAGAGTATGTTATAAAATTTATGGTAGTTAAAGAATTACCTGAACCAGTATTTGACGATGTTGATAATGAAGATGGTGAAGATGAGGATACTAAAAATGATCCGGATTTTAATTAAGAGGTAGCCCATGCAAATCAATGACTGTATAGTAGATGCTTTAGGATCATCCCATATTAATGATTTACTTGTCGCCTATTTTCAATCTCAAGGTGCGAGTAGTAATAATATCAATGATGCCGAGCGGGAGTTTTTAATCGCTCAAGGAATGACTGTTGCAGCGAATAACGCTATGTGGTATGAGCTGTTATATAGTCTTGGTTATTCAGGTAGCTTAACAGATATGTGGAAGGACTTTTGGTGTATTAGTGGTGGAGCAGTGGCGGAATTAGCTTTTTATGCGACGTTCGCCAGCGAACCCATATCAGATAAAATATCAAAGCAAGCTATGATTACAATCCTTGAATCTGGTAGACCCATTGACATGAATTCTGGTGTTCTGGCAGGGGAGGATGAGCCTGCTTTAAGTGTATTGGGTTTGTTGACTTATGGTGCTTATACGAATTTGATTACTTATTCTGAGGATACATTAAATTGGACTGGTTCTGGACCCTGGACACAATCAGTAAATCTTAGTAGTACCGGAACTTATACTATCTCCACAGGAGTAGCAGGAGCAACCGTGACTGTGGTTGCTGGAACTGCTGCTATTGATGCGAGTGCAAGCGCTACTTTAGGTAGCCCTGATCAGTTTGTAGTTACAGGAACAGGTACAGTTATTATTGAAACTGACGTAGCGGAGCCGAAAGCACAGTTAACTGAAACTCCCTATCGTATGCCCTACGTAAAAACCGAAGCTTCCGTAGTCAGTGTACCATTAAACTACTCTGATTCTGATGAGGGTTATAAGTGGCAGATCCCCCCTGATGAGATCGGGAGTCTTTATACAGGTGCTGTGGTTGGTGAGGAGTTAGCTATAAATGGTGATTTTGATATTGATAATAGCAGCGACTATGTAAATGTATCAAATGCTACTAATATCTCAGTGATAGACAATGAATTAGTTTTTACTGCGGAAGCGGGAAGTACAACAAGTATTCGAACCATTGGTAGTGTTGTCGTGTCTGGAATAACGCCAGGTACATATCGGTTTAGTGTGTCGATGCGACAGAAAACAGGAGCAGTGGGGAAGAATCTATACACAAAAGTATATTCTACTTCTTTAGCTTTATTAGGTATAAGTTCAAGTAAAGCATCTTTAAATACATTTCAGACTATCGAGCAAGATGTAGTTACAACCGAATCGGGTACAATGCTCCTCTATTTTTATGGTTCTGCATTAGTGGCTGGTGACGTTATAGCTATCGATGATATATCAGTTAAAGAAGTCTCCCGTAACATGGGGCTGCCCCTGTTATTCGATGCTCTTGATGGGGAAGCTGATGGAGTGGTTATTTTAGAGGATGATTTTAGTACGGATACCAGTAGTGACTATTTTGCTGGTTCTTGTACTTTATCTTACAACGCTATTGAGGAAGCCCTGAAAGCTATTTCTGATATTACTGGTCAATTTGGGCCAGCTTATCTTAGTTTACTGACCGAAGGCGTGTATGTTGAAGTATCGTTTCGAGCAAGAGGAGATAGAGCTTTATCTTTCAATAGTATTGGTGATTCTGGGGCAATTGGAGTTAATCCACAAAATCCAGTTCTGAGTCTCGAATGGCAGGATTATGTATTTCGGATAACTCCAAGCAGTACTACACTACGAATTTATTTGGATGGTACAGGGTCTATAGGAGATACTCTTGAGCTTGATGATATCTTAGTAAAAGAAATCTCCCACGCAGAAGGTGAGATGCAAGTTGAGTGGACTCCTGGGTTTGCTTATGATGACTTAGCTGCAAATGATGTTTCAATTCTCACTTGTGACGAAACTGGGGCATCCTCTTTACTATTTCATAATGGCCTTGATGCTGATATGGAATCTTATGATAATACCACTGTAATGTCAGCCCTCAATGTGGAGTGGGTATCTGGAACTAAATACACCATTAAAGTTATATGGGGAACGCACCCTACAGAGGGCGCTAATAAGATGCAGATCATTGTCACGGATGGAACTACAACATGGGAGAGTGCAGTAGCAAACTTCGATGGTTCGTTTGATCCAGAAGATTACTTTAGTATTGCTTGGGGTAATATATATCCCCAAACTA